CCGTGTTGTTGAATGTGCCAGCAGAAACGTCACAAGCTACAGCTCCATTAAAAACACCACCACTTATAGTCGAATTAAAAATACCTGTAACTGTGTTGCTGTAAATCCCACCATATAGCGTGCTAGTATAAAGAGAAATTGCGCCAGACCAAGTGCCACCATAAACACTACAGGTTCCATTACCTTCACCCGGATCAAACCCAAACTGCAATGCCATATTGCAAACACCTGTAATTGTAAATCCTTGGCCGATAATTCCAGAACTAGCATCATCTCCAATCATTGGAGAAACCGTAACACCAGTAGCAAAAGCAAGGTCGTAAGTTTTGAATACATTATCGGCAAGCCAAGGAGCCGTGGCAGCAAGGATTGTTCCGGCAGAAATTGTTGCCGCAAGATTAGTGAACCAATTTCCTGGGGTTCCCCAAGCATTTCCAGCGACAGGTTTGTAGTAGAGTGTAGGCATGGCTTAGAGGGTATAAGATTTAACAAGCGATACCAGCATAAAAGTTGAACCGTGTTTCTCAAATTTTACGCGACATCCTTGGCCCCCAGTAATCGTAACCGGAAACGAAATGGCCGAGTCAGAAGGCTTCTGAATTCCAGTATTTAAGTCCAGCGTGCGGCTCACACCTGAAGCAATGAGCCAGAAATCAAGTGCGCTCCAGTCTGTGCCACCGCTGACATTGATTGTTACGTTAGCTGTTGCTGTAGCATTTTGATATTGTCCGCTGTTACGATTAAGCGTTACTGCACCAGATATCGAGCCAAGTGCTAATGGACCAGCGCCTTCCGTTAAAATTGTTTTTTCTGTTCCGGAAGAATCTTTTGTCTTAAGAACAGTGGAACCAAGTCCATTGTCTTCTGCATATAAAAATGTTTTATCGGCAGGGGGATTCCCTAAAACATCAGCGTCGAATTCGGACAGAATAACAACTCCGTCAATTATTTTTTGGTTTTGTGCGGAAGGATCGAATGGCATATAAAATTATTACACTAATTATAAAGAGCTTTTAGAAAGGATAATTGCATCAAACTCCGTTAGCTCATACTTAACAGCAATTTCATCAACAACTTTTGCAATAGCTTGGTTTACTGGTCGAGAATTATTTATATAATCTTTTATATTTGCATTGCTCCATTTTTCATAATCTTCGTGAACCATGATTTGCTTAGTTAATGTATCGGCAACGCTGATTTGAGCTTCATTAAGATTACCCTTAACCTTAAACTCTTTCTTTAGCTCTTTAATAACATCATTCTTTAGTTTATCCGCCATTAAAGATAACGATGCAACTTTTGTCATTGAGTATTTCTCTTCATTGGCTTTGGTTCCGATAGGAGAAATCTTTTTTGAAGATTGTTTTGTATTGATTCCAGCGGGTCTGCCATCGCCACCATTTTGTGGGTTAGAACCCCCAAGCATTGGTAAATACAAACCGTCGTCCCTTTGTTTCCTGTAAATTTCCTGTCTTATCAGATTGCTTTCTATATCTGGTAAAATGCCGCTCTCCATCGCAGTAAATAACTCTTCTGGGCTTAATATTCCTAACTCAGCTAATCTTAAATAAGTTCTTGCCGCTACATTAGGATCATCTAGGCGTATTTCCTCAAATTCTATTTCTGGAACATTTTTGAAATTCATCGCCTGACAAATACGTTGAATTTCTGGAAGCAGAAACTGAGTTAAAAATATTTTTTGTGCTTCTTTCATTCTCTCGATAAAAACCTTTGTTTTTATTTGAGCATTCGCAAATTTTTCTCCATCGCCAGTCAAAATTGATTGTAATCCCTCTCTAATATCTTTTTCTACTTGAGTATATTTTTCTGGCCCAAGGATAGAACCAATATCAGGAATAAGCCATTCACCTTTGGTTGTGTAATCAGCAACAAGAACGCGCCCTAACGTCTGATTTTTGAACATACTCTGTAGATTAGATAAGTTCTGTGGATTTATTCCACCACCATATTGATCTTTCTTTTCTCCAGTAGTAATCATCAAGATTACTTGTTCGATAGTCCTAGAAAGGCTCATATCCATCTTTTTCAATTCTAGCTTCCACTCAATATCGTTTAATACTGGGAAAATCATCGGAATTGCCATTGGTTCGTAGTCTTGTTTTTTATAAAAAACGTAACTTAACTTATTTGGATCTAATGGAATAAGGATTTCATTATAAGTTCCTCCTGATTTTATTGCTTTTTTAACATCAAGAGGAAGACTATTGAAAACTTGTTTGTCTTCGTTTGTTTTAGCTTGTTTTAGTCTCTCTACCTCAAAGGTAGAAAGAATCTTAACCCAATTTTGGTCGTATCCTAAACCACCATTTAAATATACTTGAGATGGATTTAATATGATATATTTTATTGGTAAGTTATTTTCTTTTGCACCAAAAATAGTCGTCATCTTCCCATATTGGTCTTTAGACATTTTACCATCGAATTTATAAATAAATATATTTCCAGAGCGATAATACTCACGCATGAATTGTTGCGTGAAAAAATAAATTCCAACTTTATTAAACCATTCAGTAAAGAAGTCCTTGACAGTCTTATTAGATGTTTTTATGTGTAGTTGGCTACAAGAAAACTCGACGCTTGCTTCTATAGCATTTCTAACTATTGATACGTTAGCGTAAGCGCGTTGGCATGTTTCAATAATGCCACGCATACCAATTAAACCATTCCTATTTTCCCAAGGAAGAATACCAGCGTTAATATTCTTATAACGATCTAATGGAGAAATAGAAGCGGAAAATGAGCTTCTTGAACCAGAGCCATCTGTACCGCAAGCCGCTATAGAAGAATAGTGTGGTTGGTCATCAAAAGATGCCAAAGCAACTGGAAATTCATTAGATGAACTAGAACTTTGTTTTTTAGCCAAATTGTTCCAATAGTCAGAATTTTTCTTTCTATAAGTGCGTTTCATTCATAGGTAATACACTTAAAAGTCAAAAATATCTAACTTTCCCACTTTAGTTAGCAAAGAAAAAAGTAAAAGTTTGCGAAGTATCTTCTTTTGGTAATGTTTTAGATTCTAAATAAATACGCAAGCACCAGTTAGCCAACATCAAAGATGAGAAATTATCTTTTTTCGCTCTAGTTTTAGAAGTACTTCTTTTCATTGATGATGGAAGGTCGAATGATTGACCGCCACTTGGGGTAGAAGTAACTTCTATTAGCGCACATTCTCTTTTAGTTAAATCTATTAAGAAATCTTGATGCTCAATAAAAGAATATACGCTCTCTGAGTTTCCATTAGAATCTTTAAAGTATGGATGAGTATTTAATATGTTTGGTCTAAATTTAGACATTTCATCCGCTAACCCATCAACAGCACCAGCTTTTCCTGCGAATAATATATTTTTATAATCTATACATGCTTGCAAATACTCAGCCGCCATTCTTTGCCAAGAGCTTGAAAAGCCTTGTTTATGAACGATTCTTCTGGCTTGTAAATTATAACTATTAGCTACTTGCTTAGATATATCACTTTGATCGTTCTTGTTAAATTCAGCTTCAATATCCCTAAGTTCTACGCCAGAATCTTTAAATAACTTAGTTTCATTAGCTTGCGCGGTAAATTCGTTATCACCTTGACTGGCATCAACACCAATGTATACAATATTGAAACTTGTTAATATATAATGTAAGTAGGAAACGTGGTCTTTGTGTGCTCCACCAGCTACAGCGTACGAGTGAACTAACATACCTATTTTTTTATCACCCTTATCCACAATCTTTAGAACAGACATTGCGAAATCGTCAGAAGCTTCTCCGCTTGACAATGAAATATCTATACCTAAAACATATTCCGCACCCTTTTCGCCAACAATCTCAACACAAGGTCTTTGACCATCTGGAACTGTACATTCGGCCATTTTAGATGCTTTAAAGTACCCAGAACTGTCAGATACGAATATAGCACCATATTCTCTATCAACAACATTTTGTGAAATATCTCCACTTTCTACGTCTTTAATTATACCCGCATCTAACAAATCTTTTGGAACAGCCTTGTAACTAACTTGAGTAACGCTGTATGTTGCAACCTTAAGGTCTTTCTCCTCGAAAGTTTCTATATTTTTAAGATATTGTTTATAAACCTTAAATAAATCCTCCCATTGATAAGAAGCTGAACTTAATAAAATCATTTTAGAAGTAGAGGCGAAAATCTCTCTATCTTCTTCTCTCATAAATCCACGCGAAATTAATTTATCTTCCAGTTCGCGTAATTGAAGTTTTTCTTTAATGTTGCCACCACTTACCAAGAATGGTTTAAGAATGGTCTCTATAATACCAAGACTTAATAGTAAAGCTTCGTCAATGATTAACCTTGAGCAGCGCAAACCTCTTAACCCTTCGCCGCCAGATAATGGAACCGCTGTAATTGTCGAGCCATTAATAAAAGTATATTTGAATATGTCATTTCTACGAGAAAGATCGCCTTCAAGACATTGTTTAAAAAGAACACCTTCTGGAGAATTAGATAATTTCTCTAAATTTTCAAGTATCCGACGACTAGAACGGAAATTTTGACTTACGATAAGAGTATGAGTTCCGGGATTAAAAATGCAATCTAATACAGCCCATAATCCAACTAATGTGCTTTTTCCCGCTCCACGACCCCAAACAGCTAAGTTGTAGTTGCAATGAAACCAGCTTTTAAGTAATACGGCTTGACGAGGATGAAGTTTTACGCCGAATAGAATCTCAGTCGTAAACTGAGTATTATACATTAAGAATTGCCCAAGCCAATGCTTTGCTTTTTCTTCATCAAGATCTCCTTTGAATGAAGCTAATTCTTTATTAATATTTACTATTCCACCCTTATCCCATTGAGGTTCAATCCAAGCCATATTTTTTTATTTTAAATTATAATTTACCAATCTCATAAAAATATTGCAAATCAATAGTTTTAACTTCTTCGCCTATTTCAAATAGTTTAATTAAGATACGAGATGCTTCTTTACGACCATCGACAAATAAAAACTGTATGTTATCAAATTCCTTTATACAATCTCTTATGTTTTTAAATACATGGTCTGGGCTAACT